TATGCTTCAAGATACGCTATGCCCCTAGCCATTGGCTGCTATCCTCTCCTGCCGTTGCTCCACCTGTGCCGCCCGGATCGCCCCTGCCAGTTGTGGCATATCGAAATCCTCGGCCAGTAGCACCATATAACCCGGCTTCCACGCCATCCACGTTCCCCGCACGGTCACCGTGTACCGCAGTTCCAGCCCGGACACAGGCAAGCTCACGCCACCGAACATCTGCCAGCGAATGCGGAAGCCTCCGGTAAGCACAAGGGTTGGCCCCTCGATGCCCGTAATGAAGCGCCACTCGCCGCTTGGGTCGCGCGCCTGCCACCGCCTATCTGCTGGCTTGTCCATCGCAATCGCTCCACATAGGCTTCTCCAACCGCGGCCGTAAGAGCGCATATCGCAACCGCCGCCAGAAGGTCGGCCGCCGGTACTGTTGCACGATCTCGTCACCATCCCGATACTCGCCAATGAACATCAGGCCGCGCCGTTCCGCTTCGTTGTCACCCGTCAACCGTGCACTCGCTAAGGCCACAACAGGATCGAGTCCGGTTAACGTCAAACGCCAGGGCTCATCCAACACCCAGGCCGGGAATCGCACGTCTGTAGCTCTGCCCCAGTGGGGACTACGCGGGGCGGTCACTTGTCGTCCCCCAGCCAGGCCCGAATCCGCTCCCCGCTCATCTCGCCTCTCCTCTCGCCCGCCGTACTGATATGCGTTGACCCGCCCCGAGTAGCGCCACCACCTTCGCCAACGCCTCCGGCTTGAAGGCTGATAGCATCCACCGGCGCGGCCGCGGCTTCCTCTGCGCCTGCACGAATTGCACTGTCCCCGGCTTCTCGCTCTCCGCCCGACGGCGCTCAAGGCGTAACTGGTTGCGCGACTTCTCCATCACTCGCCTCCCAGAAAGTCGTGTACTGTGAAGTGCTCATGCTCAGGCTCCACCTTCTTGCGCCGCGTCAGCCAGCGCACCGCCTTGCCGACCGCCCCCTCCTCGCCCTCCGCTTGCAGTTCAGCCTCCGGCAACTTGCCCCGCTGCCTCAGCCAGGCCTCCAGTGCCGCGTCCGGTGTGATCGCCCCCGCCGTAATGAGCTTCGAGAGCGGCTCCGCCAGGTCGCCTATGTTCGCCATCTGCAACTCGCCCGGAACGAACCGCGGGTACTCCGTCAACCCCGCAAAGCTGCCCGCGTTCAGGGCGAACAGCCGGGGTACCTCGAAGCGGTTGATAGTCTCGGCTATGACATAGACGAGAATCCCCTCCATGGCAGTCAGGAAGAAGTCCTGGTCGCTCTCGGACTTGCCGAAGCTCCCATGCGCCGACTGCCCCAGCTCGAGGAACTGCGCCAGCATCGACCCGAGTATCTGCCAGTCCAGCCGCCGAATGAGCTTGTCCGAGTCTACCTGCGGCACACCAGGCGAACCTACGAGCGTGAAGTTGATTCCCGCCGGGGTAATGATGCTAGTCTGGTCGTCCAGCCGCAGCGCCGTGCCCGCCTTCTCCAGATAGGCGAGCAGGTTGACCATCTTCGTGTCGGCCGCGTCCCACAGGTTCGGCCCGCCCTCCTGTACGGCGAAGTACGGTACACCCGTGGCGTCGCGTTCATGGCGGATCGCCTCTGAGACCTCGTGCCCCTTCTTGAAGCGCCAGGAGCGATAGGCCGAGCGCAGCATCGACTCGCCCTCGGGATCGCCCAGCCGCCCCTCGACCTTGAAGTGCAGACTGTAGGCGGTGACATTCTCGCCGCTGTTGTCTAGCGTCCCATTGAGTGGAATCAGGACGTTTCCCTGCGCCTCCGGCGTGTACTGGTCGAGCTGATACAGGCCATCTACATCGCCGTCCTCGTCGAAGTGCCAGCCATTCCAGGTCTCCTGCCCGCGGAAGGACCACTTGCGCCAACCCACCAACCCGTCATCATATTTGCTGCGCTTCGTGGGGTCCGCCTGGTCCGGTCCCATACGCCGCTTGTAGATCATCTGCGCCCACGAGGCCCCATAGTCCAGGCAGGTCAACGCCTCCCGCAAGGCCTCCCGCCACGTATCGCTCATGTCATCGGCGAGGGTGCTGAGGTAATCCTGTGCCTTCTGAACGTCCGTCCCTTCTCCGCCCTCGACCCTCCACTCAGGCTTGAGGAGCTGCCACTTGATAGCACGCAAGCCGCGCTTGACGGTCGCATCGTTCAGCGCCATCTCCCGATACTTGGCGCGCCCCTTTGCGCCCTGAAGCTCGACCAGGAACTCCTCCAGGATTTGGGCACCCATGCGCTTGACGCCAGAGGTGCCGATCTGCGCCTGGAGCTTTGCGGCCTCCGTCATTGTCAACGGCGAATGTGCCGGCATATCATAGGTCCCTAAGGTTGGATTCGCCTCGTGAAATCATCCCGCGGAAGTTCGATGGCCGCGTCTTCAGGTCGCCGGGGCCTGGGTACATGCCCACAGTCACAGCCTGCTTTGCCCGGATCTCCGTCCATGCCAAGGCGCAGGCCATTACCCGGTCGTCCCAACCCCCCTCGGGCGCGGCGAACCGGATGTTGCCTGCGGTCGTCTGCGTCATCTCGAACGCCTCGAACTCATTCACCAGTTCGGGGTCGTCCAGGATGGTGATGTCTCCCCGCTCGAATGCCACCACTAGGGCGTCGATCATCTGCCGCTTGCTCTGGGAGGTCGTGGCGAAGGGCGTGATAATCGGCTGTGGTATGCCATTGGTGCTGAACTCCTGGCGCCGTGTGTGCAGGTCCCGCAGGAGGTTGTCGAAAAACGGTTCGCCGGGTCCGTTGGACTCCACTACGCACTTCTGCACTTGGTAGTCACGCAGGAGGCTAATCAGCCGCTCCGCCTGTACCGGATAGCTCACCTGCTGCATCCGCTCGATAGTCACCATGCGACCCGCCGCGTCGAAGATCGTGAAGACGCTGAAGTCGCTGTGCTTGGCAAGGTCAACGCCGCAGACAAGGGGGCGCGTAGGCGGGACGGGGGCGGCACCGATGCGCTCGCGGACATTGCGGAAGACGGCGCCCTCGCCGGTCAGAACCGCCGCCTGATATTCCTGATCGAACCACCGAGCGGGATAGGTTCGGCGCTCCTCATCCATGCGCTCATCGGTAGGCATGGGGCTGAGTTCATGGCGCGTCCCATCATCGTTATAGGCGGGAATCCGAATGCCTATCCATGCAGGATTACCGTTCTGCGTCTGCTGATAGAGCCGAGCAAACCAGTTGTTTCCCTTGGGCGTGGAATTGAAGATCACCCGTCCGAGTCTGCCATGGGAAACCAGCGTCGGCCGTACAGTCAGCCACGCATCCTCACGCATCCGGGCCGCCTCGATCATGTACAGCAGGTCCACCCCCGCCGACACGAGAGTATCGGGATGGTCCGCCGACCGGATCGCGATATGCGTCCCGTCCTTGAGGTCCATTTCCTGCGGCTTGCTATTGATAAGGCGGGCCACATCGGACTGCGGCACCATACGCTTGAGGTCAGTCCAGAGTTCATCGGCGAGGGTGTAGGTGGGCACCACAAACCAGACGACAACAGGCGGGTTGAGCTGCGAACGGTCGAGCTTGAGTAGCGCCTTCGTCTGTTCCAGCATGTCGTAGATGCACAGCCAGTTCTTACCCCAGCGCCGGTGAATCATCAAGCAGATGAACCGAGCCGCCCCGAGAAGCAGGTTCTCGCGGACGTACTGCTGGCCGGCGTGGAGGGTCGGCTTCATAACCTGCTGCCCGCCCGCGCTCTTTGCCACCTCCACCAGTTCAGTCGCTATCGCCATGCTCTACCTTGCCATTGCTACTGAACGCCTCATCCATGCGCCGTGCCGTGTCCTCCCATAGGTCCTGCGGCACAACGTCTCGAATGATCTTGGCTATCTGTTGTTCCTGCTGCTTCGTCAGCCGCGTCTCCACAATCGCCGTCGGCTTCGACTCCTCTAGCCGCTCGTGTGTCGCCCCCTTGTCGAACATCGGCGCTATCTGTCGCGCAATGGCCGCCAACTTCATAAGACGATCCGTGCCCATAGTCTCGCCACACTTCGGGCACTTGAGCACCTGTTTGTGCTCCCCCGCCTGGAGTGCCAATCCCAACTCCGTCGCGGCCGCCGTCGCCACCGACCGCAGAATCCGGGCCCCCCCGAGGCGCGTCTTCCGCTGCTTCTCCCGCTCGTCTGCCTCCTCAAGTTGTTCGTTAATGCGCCTCTCGAACGTCCGGTGCTCGGCCTCAGCCCGCACGCTCTCCTCGTAGGCGGCAACGCGGTCAACCCAGCCCCATTGGGCCGACCATCGCTCCATTAGCGGCATGGATTTTCCCAACCGCTTCCCTACGTCTTCCAGACGACGGGCATCCCCCATGTCGCGGTAACACAGGAAAGCCTCGAACGCCTTCCGCGTCTCGCCCTTGCACCTATCCCAGGGCTTGCGCTCACCCACTTCCATTCTCCCGTCTCGCCACGTACCGCTCATGAACCGCGCAATCGCCCATCAGGCCAACAGCCGCCTCTCCTCGTCGGCAATCTCCGCGAGCACCTGGCGGA